CCAGTTTACACTGGTTCAGAAGTGCTTCATTCAGACAAGAATGACGCAGGTACAACACCCCGAAAAATCTGCTGATCTCTCAGAGGTTGTGGCTAGGTTGGAACATGTCGACTCATCACCGGTCGACTTGGAATGCCGAGTCACGCGCATCTTGAATCGTTGCGTAGGCCAAACGATTCTAAGGAGCTGCACGGACGATCTCTCCGTTCAGATCCTGACTTTGGTCAAATCGTGGATCCGCGTTTTTGAGACGTTCTCTCCGTGTGCTAAACAGCGCACACAGAAGGGGAGGGAACGATACCATAACGCGTGGAAGAACCTTCTTGTTCGGCTCTTGTTTCTTGGCAATGACGAGTCACAGAAGTACCTAAAGTACCAAAGTGGCAAAATCATGGCTAAGGCGATGGGCGATCATGTTCCATGGATCGTTGAGGAAGCTTATGAGCGCCCCCTCCCCCGGTCTCTTCTTTTGCTAGTGAAGCCCAACTTTGGGCAGACGCGTACATCCTTTGCTTATAGCCTATCTCAGGCGAAGCGAGGGTGGTGCAGTCTGTCCCTAGAGGCAGAAGCGAAGTTCTTGAAGAAACATAAGGAGAGGATGGCAGCTCCATCCAAAGAGCTTGGGGAGGAACAGAAGTTCTATTTAAGTTGGGCCGCGCGCTTAGTGTTTGATACACCCTTTGCGTACGACCCGACCGGAACGGGACCATCTGTTCGAGGACACACGATGGAATGCGAGAGAGGACCCTTGTCCGACCCCGGGAATGAGACTGACCACGTCATGGTGAAGTCTTGGACCCGTGATTCGGACGGCGCGCTGGGATACTGTAAGGCGGAGCATGGATATGACCCTTTGATGGGCAGTGATCCTACTTCGGCTAAACTGAATGAACTTCAGTCTAATGTCAGTGCAGCGCGTTGGGAACTTAATCGGAGTTTACGCTGGGAAGCGAAACTTACTCAGGCCCGTGACCAGGCCAGAGTCATCGTGGTAACGGAACCAGCCAAATTCCGTCCTGTGACTGCAGGGAGTCCACTTCTCTATACCTCATTCTTGCCGATTCAGGCATATATGTTGCAGGCTTGGAAATCGAGTCCGTTTTCTACAATGGAGGACGAAGATCTAACTGGAAGGGTCGGTGAACTTTTAAAGTTTCACTCGACTTTGTTCGGGGATCGGGTACCCCTATTGAATTCGGCCGACTACGAGGCGGCGACTGACAATATGCTTGGGACGGTAACACGTCACCTGATGCGCTGGTTTTGTGAGAACAAACCGGTTCCGGCTGACGTGGTGGAGACCTTAGATCGTACCATCTCGGATTGTCTTCTCTATTATCCCGACTATGACCTAAAGAATAAGAAGAGCGGTAAGGCCTCTTGGGCCGCCGTGCTTCAAACGAATGGTCAACTCATGGGTCACCCCTTGAGTTTTCCCCTTCTATGCGTGGCTAATTTGGCAACCGTTCTCGCTAACCGTTTTCCCTATTGTTATTCGCCCAACCGAGTTGGTGCGGATTACGATCAAGGGTTGAACGCGTTTTGGGAACGATTCCATCTTGAAGCGAATAAGAAGGATCTGTCTGGTTTGTGTCTGGTGAATGGAGATGATTTGCTATACCCAATGGTAAATCAAGCGGAGTTCGACCGCTGGGCAGTTTTTGCGAGATCGCTCGGACTCATTCCATCTTTTGGGAAGTGTTTCTTGTCGCTTGTGAAGGCGATGATTAACTCTCAGCTCTTCCAGATCGGGGCAGACGGTAGCGTGAAGCGACTTGGCTACCTCAACCAGAAACTGGTCCTTAACGTCTGCCTTAAACAGCAAGGCGGTTCGGATCAGTCTCAGGTTGGGAGAGACTTGTCGTTAATGTTTAAGTTATGTCCTAAGACCGTTTGCTCTCTATCCGATGCGATGAGAAACAGGAAATCCCTTTTGCCGGGGATGTCCTGGTTCGTCCCACCGCACAGGGGAGGATGTGGGATAGATCCCGTTTACTCAAACAAACCAGTAAAGTTGACCGTAAGGCAACGATGTTTGGCAAGTGCGAGTTTCCGGGATCCGTTCCTTTCCCTTCTCTGCGGACGAGAGTCAGTGGCACGTCTAAGCGAGAACTGCCTGTCCTTAGGCTGGGTTCGGGAACCGCGCCGGTTGGCCGCGGGTGAACTTTATTCCTTTAGCCGAGAGGCTTTTTGGAAGAAATGGTTTGCCTGGACGACTGGCGTGTGTTCGGACCTATTTTGGGACGGTTCAAGCACAAACGACGTGATCGAAGAGGAGCGTGCGCGTAAGCGAAGGTGGAGTAGGGCCCTGAAAGGATGTCATCCGATCAAGAACGAGTCTCTCGCTTGGTTAGATCCGGAGTTGTTGGACTATCCTATAGTTCCACCCATCGGAAAACTCCCGTACTGGTAACGGTGCGTACGTCCTGGCCCCCGACCTGGGCAAGTCGTTAAACTGCCTCTATGGACTAATTTTCTAAATAAACTATGCGTGGTGCCTCTGAGTCGTTCGACTGAGGCCGCACAGATGGAATCCTGAGTATCACTTTGCTGCTGAAATGCAGCGTCCCTACCAAGTTTCGATGGGACGTGGAAATACTAGGACGGACTCCAGCGTGTGGCTTTGACGGCGATGAGGTTAGCGTGTGGTTAATTAAGGAGAGGTGTCTGTAGGACCCGAGCATGTCGTTAAACTGCTAATGGGGTCTACCCCCTGTGATGATGAGAATTCCCGCCTGGGCACGGGGGGGTTGTCGCGCGGCGGACCGAGGAACCTTACTGGGACCACATCCGGGTGAGTGCAGGACTAATCACCCTGTATTTGGACTGGAATGGGTCTTAGATAGGCTTCGCGGTCAATGTGCGGAACCCTCCCTTGCCTTTTAGCGCTTGTTGAAAGGCTTGATCGCCGATTACGCTTGCGTGAGTGCGCTGGAGAGTCTCATCACTATCTTCCAAATCTATATTCATAGAGCTAAGAACAGATTTTCTCTCTCGTTCAGAATGCCAAGAGACTGCAAGGAAGAAGCATGACAATGGTCTAGAATCTATCATGCTGGGGTCTGATGTACAGTCCCGGAAGTTCTCCCGGCATCCCATACAGAGAACAATTGAGACTGAAGTAAACCAAGAAATCGCATGGCGAAATCAAAGAAAACAACAAAAACAAATTCCGCTGCCAAGCGTAGCCGGAAGGTCAAGGGCTTTGACGAACGCAGAGCCGGGGCCGACTGGAAGCCCCTGTTGGGGCTTGGGGCTGATATTCTCCAGAATTTCATTCCTGGTGGACCGATTCTTCGCAAGATTGCTGGCGGGGTCCTCGGATTCGATGAACGACGAGTCGAAACTCCTCGAAAGGAGGTTCGTTCGTCTCCATCTGAGTCCGGTGGCCCCGTAGTACAGACGATGAATGCACCCGTTGCGTTCGCACGAAACGAGGTGAGGTCCTCCAAAAGGAAGCTCGGAGAAACAGATGATGGGGAGGTCTGGCAGTTTACGGATCTAACGGCTACGGTGTCCACAAGCTCGGGAGCTGTGAATACCTTCGCAATCAACCAGTACCGTTGTTTGCCCAT